CTCCACCGAATTGTTCACATCAGATCTGCCGCCGATTAGAATATATAAGAGAATTTTTGGCAGTTACAAAAAAGTCTGCGAGCAGTGCGGGGTAAAGCCAATGTTTGGATCAAATCTGCCGAAAGAATTTCATAATGACTATCGAGAGGTGAAAATTTTGATTGATACTCGCGAGCAGCAGCCGTTAAAATTTAAAAACTCTGCGCCTTTAAAGTTAGATGTTGGCGATTACTCCGTCACCAAAGAAAACTTCAAATACACATACGTTGATAGAAAATCATTCGCTGACTTTTGCAGCACTTTGTCGGCGGAGTATAAAAGATTCGTCCGAGAGCTTCAAAGATGTAGGCAAGCTGAATGCTTCTTGTTTATTGTGGTTGAAAGCGACCTGCATAAGATGAGAGAAATCAACAAGTATGCGCCCAAAAGATTTAATTTGGATTATATATTCCATAACATGAAAGAACTACAAAGAGACTTCAGAGATTGTTGTCAATTTGTATTTGCAAAAAACAGAAGCAGCAGTCAAATACTTACCCCAAAACTTCTTATGCTCGGTTCGAAAATGTGGGATGTGGATGTCCAATACTTTTTGGATGCTGGAGAAATGAACTACTTTGAAATTAAATAATTATGGCTTGGGAAGAAGGACATCAGAAGTTACATAAAAAATTCGAAAATGTAAATCAAGAAATCTTAGATACGAAAGGTTTTATCGAAGAAGAGAAAGCTAAAGTGCTTTTGTATAAGTTTTTGAAAGAAAATCCGTCTTTTACTTCTGAACTAATTTCTGGAGTCTCTTTGTTTCCATTCCAACACATGGCGATCAAAGCTATGATGGAAACAGATTACTTTTTGGGCATCTGGAGTCGGGGGCTTTCCAAGTCGTTCACAACAGGCGTTTTCGCCGCGATGGATGCAATCTTAAATCAAGGTGTTTATATCGGCATCATATCCAAATCTTTCCGTCAGAGCCGAATGATCTTTAACAAGATCGAAGAGATATCAAAAGGCCCAAAAGCGGGGTTTCTTGCTCAGTGCATCACTAGAGTCAACAAATCAAATGACCAATGGGTAATGGAAATAGGCCGCAGCAAAATTATCGCGCTTCCGCTGGGAGATGGAGAAAAGCTGCGGGGATTTCGTTTTCAACGCATGATTATTGACGAGCTTCTATTGATGCCTGAAAAAATTATTAATGAAGTTATTCTGCCGTTCTTGGCTGTTGTGGAAAACCCAACAGAGCGTCAAAAAATTTACGATCTAGAAACACAGATGATCGAAGCTGGGAAAATGACGGAAGACGAAAGGCACAAGTGGCCGCATAACAAAATTATTGGACTATCTTCCGCGTCGTATAAGTTCGAATATCTATATAAGCTCTATCAGCAATACGAAAAATTAATTTTAAGTCCATCCAAACAGGATAACGCTCATAGAGTAATTATGCATCTGAGCTATGACTGCGCACCAAAACAACTGTATGATCAAAACCTTTTGGATCAATCTAAAGCGACTATGAGCGAAGCTCAATTCGAAAGGGAGTTCGGCTCCGTATTTACCGACGACAGCTCTGGCTACTTCAAAGTAAGTAAAATGGCAGCTTGCACAGTCCAAGATGGAGAGGGTCAGTCGGTAGAAGTGATTGGCGATAAAAAAAGCGAATACATATTGTCGTTTGACCCATCTTGGTCAGAAAGCGAAGGTTCCGACGATTTCGCGATGCACGTTATCAAATTAAATCCCGAAAAACGTTTGGGAACAATAGTTCATTCTTACGCTTTGGCTGGAGCCAACTTAAAAAAGCACATCTCTTATTTCCGCTATCTTTATACGCACTTCAATATACGAATGATTGTAGGAGACTACAACGGAGGAGTTCAATTTATTAACTCTTGCAATGAAAGTGAAATTTTCAAAACCGCTGGAATTCATATACAATGCATCGACTCCAACTTTGATGATCCGCAGGATTATAACTCCGACATACGCTCCGCTAGAAACGAATACAATATTGAGTCGAAAAAGATATGCATCTTGAGAAAACCCAGCTCTCAATGGATTCGTTCGGCCAACCAAATGCTGCAAGCCTCCTTCGATCACAAAAAAATTTGGTTCGCGGGCGCGGCTCTCGATGATGATTATACCCGTCAAACATCAGCGAAAATACCTATTGATGAAATTACATTCTCAAAGTATAATGATGAAGGAGAGTCTGACGCTAAACAAATTGACTTAATCGAACACTTAAAAGATACGATTGATGCGACAAAAGTGCAATGCGCTTTAATTCAACTATCGACAACATCTAACGGCGGTCAATCTTTCGACTTGCCATACAACCTCAAGAAGCAGAGAAATGCTGATAAAGCAAGAAAAGACTCTTACTCCGCTCTTGTTTTGGGCAACTGGGCAATGAACATCTACCTAGATATGATGGCTGCTCCAGAAATATCCACTCAAACGACATTCACGCCAATGTTTGTAGATTAACTTTTAAAGTTAACTTTTAGACTTTTTTGTGTAATATAGGGAAATGGATAAACGGCATTATAATAAAAAATCTGATTATTGGAAAAAGTTCGAAGGATCTGCCATCCCAATAATGTCGCAAGCCCACAACCAATACGAGCCAGAGTTGTGCGGCGAACCATTTTACGTCGCAGAAGCATCGCTCAATACTTCTTTCGCTAACGATAGTTATTCTCGCGTAGATAGTCCCGCTCGTAGCGGTAGCCGTAGAAATAGAGCCGCCACCTCAAGAACTCACGACCGCTTTAGCAGCATCCGTAACGGGCTTTTGCCTTACAGCTATGCTATGGATGGTGTCAATGTTCGCGAAGCGATTGAGCTGTGTCAAAAAGCTTATGCTAATGTCGCTGTATTCAGAAACTCTATCGACATCATGTCGGAGTTTTCCAATACCGAATTGTATCTTGAGGGCGGTTCGCAAAAAAGCCGCGATTTCTTTAATCAGTGGTTTAAGAAAATCAAACTGTGGCACTTGAAAGACCAATTCTTCAGGGAGTTCTACCGAAGCGGCAATATTTTCTTTTATCGCGTGGACGCGACGATTCAAGCCAAAGACTTCGTTAAGTTGGTGCAGCAAGTCTCCGAAGAGGAAGCGACTTCGAATCAAGTTCCCGTTAGATATATTCTGCTTAATCCATTTGATATTGTTGCTAAACGCGGATCGAGCTTTGAAACTGGATCATATGAAAAAATTCTTTCGGAATACGAGATGGCTCGCTTGCAGAACCCTGTTTCCGAAGAGGATGAAGAAACTCTCAGGGGTTTACCTCTTAATGTGAAAAAAGATATTAAAAAGGGGGCTTATTATCAAAATGGCTTAAAAATCAAGCTCGATCCAAACAAAATAATTTTCACTTTCTACAAAAAACAAGACTACGAGCCGTTTGCGGTTCCTTTCGGTTATCCAGTATTGGAAGATATTAACGCTAAGCTCGAATTAAAGAAAATGGATCAGGCTATAACTCGCACTGTCGAGAACGTAATTCTGTTGATTACAATGGGAGCGGAGCCAGACAAGGGAGGCATCAATCCAAACAACTTGATGGCCATGCAAAAACTCTTTAAAAACGAAAGCGTTGGTCGGGTTCTTGTTTCTGACTATACGACGAAAGCTGATTTCGTTATTCCCGATTTGAATAAAGTTCTTGGTCCTGAAAAGTATAAAGTTCTTAATGAAGATATTAAACAAGGACTTCAAAACATTATCGTCGGAGAAGAGAAGTATAGCTCTACAGAAGTTAAAGCTGAAATCTTTTTAGATAGGCTCAAAGAATCTCGCAATGCGTTTTTGAACGATTTCTTACAGCCCGAAATCAAAAGAATTGCTAAAACACTGGGTCTCAAGCGATATCCAACTGCAAAATTTAGAGACATTGATGTGCGAGATAAAACTCAACTGATGAGAGTCACTACACGATTAATGGAGCTGGGCATCATCACTCCACAACAAGGCATGAATATGTTTCATACTGGAGAGTTCCCAAAATCCGATGAGATTGCAGCGTCTCAGCCCGAATTTGTTTCGCAAAGAAAAGATGGCTATTACAATCCAATTGTAGGCGGCATTCCAACGATATCACCGCCAGCACCAAAAACTCCCAAAGAATCTGGAGCTATCAATACAACTCCTAAAGTAGCTGGTCGTCCAGAAGGAACAACTGGCATTCCGCTCGCTAAAGCTAGCGTATCTGTCAAAAGCATTCGCGGCATTGTCGCTAAGATCGAAGAGCTCCACGCATCTATCGAAAAAGATTTGAAGAACTCGCTGTCGCTAGAAACTCTATCTGATAATCAACAGGAAATGGTAAATAAGTTATGCGAAACTGTTGTAGTTTCTAGCCATTTAGAAAATTGGAACGAAATAGCATCTTCTTGTGTAAAAGATTTCGAGAACATCGCTTCTTTATCCACTCTACCAGAGATTTTAGAAGCGGTCGCAGATTTTGACCTAGACGATGATTACTCTGCGGCGCTATTATACCATTCAAAAAAAATAAATGAAAATTAAT